GAGTTCATCTCATCGCTTTTTAAGATGTTTAATTTGGTTGTGATTCCAGATGACATAAATCCAAAGTTGTTGAGTTTTAAACCAATTCAAGAATATCTATCTCAAGGCTCAACAAAAGATTGGTCAAATAAATTGGACATCAGTAAAGACATCACATTGACATCTACTGCTGACTATCAAGCAATCAAAAACATTTGGACATACAAAAGATCAACTGACTATTTGAACAATATTTACAATTCTCAAGGTGACCGTGTTTATGGTCGTTTGGAGTTGTTAGATCCAGAAAATGATTTTGCTACAAATGATTATAAAGTTGAATCATTATTCTTCCCATCTCCGTGTGCATTAATAAACAACACTGATATAGCCATACCTAAGTACACCAATGATTCAGGTGCGTATGTTAACCCTGGGCCTCGAATCCTTTATAAAACTTTTGACCAATTTAAATTAGATATGTGGGATAATGAATCAAATGTTTTTGTATCCCGTTTCTTTTATTTATTTAATCACTACACAAGTAATATTCCTTCAATTACTTCTGAAGATTTAAACTTTGGCCAAGAAGTTCCATTGCATTACACTGTCGGAATTCCTTATAAAACATTGTATCAACGTTTTTGGAATGATTACATAGCTGACATTTACGCACCAGATGCACGTGTTATTGAAGGATTCTTTGCGTTAGATTTTGCCGACATTTATCAATTTAAATTCAACGATAAAATCTTTATAAAAGATGCCTATTGGCGCATCCTTGAAATTAGTGATTACGTTGTTGGTATGCAAGATAGTGTTAAGGTAAAACTTATTAAAATAGTCAGCGCAACTCCAGATTGTTTATTGACAATTGCGCCAGTGATGAATGTCAATGGTAGTATTAGATTTTTAGATGGCAACGGTGATACTGCTGAAGCAACTCAAGCGTGTTGTGATAAGTATGGTTACTTTTGGGTTGATCCTTATTGCTATGCAAAAATTCCAGATAGCAAATCAAAATCATTCCAAGCTGGAAATCAAGGTGAATTACTCACACGTGAGCCAGTCATAAAATCATCAGTAACCACTTTGATAACAACTCCCAACAATACTATTGATCGCAATGTTTTGAATACAATGGTATACGGTGAAAAGAATGTTGTAACATTTGGAATCAAAGATAGTTTAGTTGGTGGCACTGCTGCGAAAGCAATGAATAGCGGTGTGACATTAGGAGCAGGAGGTAATTACGCAGGACAATACCAAAGCGGTATAATTGAACTCAATGGTTTTGGTACGTGGACAAATAGCACAACGGGAATAAATTTACTTGCGAATAGGTCAGCTATTAGCATGCCAAATGATTCTGTGTGGTATATCAAACTGATGATTGTCGCATCTCACGCTGATGGCACTGGTATTGATTTCGGTGTGACTGCTGAATTCAATTTCAACCTTCAAAATTCGGGTGGAATATCACTCAAAAACATCACTTTGGTAGATACATATTCGGCAGGAATTTCGGGAGATATGGAGGTGGACATGAATATTAGCGGTTCTACTTTTAATCCAATTGTATATCTTAAAAATTCAAGCTATCCGATAGCAGATGTCAACGTAACTGCTCAATTAATTTACACACAGTACCACTATGAATAATCCACAACAGACCTTTAAGAACATTTGCGATATGCAAAAGATGGGCATTAAGTCAACCCATCCATCAAGCGAAAATAAGTTACCAAATTGGCTAACGAAAGGCATCAATTTAAGCATTGTTGCTACTTTAATTATAGGTACGATTTACTTAATTAAAATGATATTCTGATGGCTGAAAATAAAGTAGTAATAACGGTAGACGTTGAAGGTAACGCACCTGAAAAAACGCAATCGTTAAGGGCGCAAATGAAAGCCCTTAGGGATGAGATGTTGAAATTCCCAGAAGGCAGTGCGGAATGGGGTAAGTTATCTGCAAAAATTGGAGAGGTAAAAGATAAGATGGATGCTATGGGTGAAAGCATCTTGACCACTGTTGGCCCTCCGTTGGAAAGATTGAACTCGTCTTTTGGACTTATTGGAAATTCATTGATGAATCTTGATTTCGACAAAGCAAATGTTGGAATTAAGGGGATGACATCCGCTGTAAAAGATTTGAAATTCAAAGATGTTTCCGAAGGCGCAAAGGGATTCGGAAAGACAATGTTTGATTTGGGTAAGGCGTTACTGTTTAACCCATTGTTTCTAATTGGTGGATTTTTAGTTGCTATCATTTCCAATTTTAATGAGTTAGCTGAAGCAGGTGGATTGATTGGTGATGTGTTTGGATTCATCAAGAATGCCATTGATAAAGTCATTGGTGGATTGGTAGACTTTATGGATTGGATAGGTCTAACAGATAGCAAGGCAAAGGAACGTGAAGAGAATCAAAAGAAACTTGATAAAGAAGCAGAAGAAAGAAGAAAGAAACAAGAAGAACAATCGCTGAAAGATGCTGAACATTTACACAAAGAGAAAGAAAGGTTAGCCCAAGAAGCTGCACGTAAAGAAGCGGAACGAATTCAAAAGATTAAGAATGACCAAAAGTCATTAACTGATTTTTTATTAGGTGAAAATGAAAAGAGGTATCAAAATCTTTTAACCAATCGTGAAAAAGAACTACGTCAATTGCAGTTAAGTTATGATGAAAAGAAAAGATTAGCGCACGGTGACAAAGAACTTTTAGTGGCATTGGATAATGAGTTAAATGCGCAAAGATTAGGAATCGAATCAAAGTATTTTACTGCTTCAAAAGATATTAAAGCTGCATCAGTTCAAGAGGACACAAGAATAAAATCTGATGGGTTACGTTCTACCATTCAATTTGCAACTGATGAGGAACTTGTAGAATATCAAAGCGCAGAAAATAAGAAAGCAATTGAAGATAGTCTATACCAACATCGCTATATGTTGGCGCAAGCATCATTGGGCGCATTGGGTTCGTTAGCTGATGCGTTAACTGCGAATGGTGTATTGAACGCTAAACAATCTTTCAAGGTCAACAAGTCTTTGCAATTAGCTCAGGCGGGTATTGGAGCAGTACAAGCGGTGCAAAATGTTTTAGCTGATCCAACTTTAATAGGGCCTGCACGTTTCATCGCTGCTGCTGCTGCGGGTATTACAGGTGCCGCGAATGTCGCAAAGATTGCAGCTATGAAATTTAATCCAGGTACAACTACTCCTCCTCCCCCTCCAGGTACAATGGGCGGTGGTGGTGGCGGTGGCTCAACTGCTGCACCTGCATTGGATTTGTCTTTCCTAAACAACCAACAAACGAAAGCACAACCGATACAATCTTACGTTTTAGCTACTAATGTGACGAGCGCACAAGACGCACAACAGAAGATTTTAGATCAATCGAAATTAATTAAATAATATGAAAGAAGAAGAAATAAAAGTTATTGAGTACACCATTGATGATAGTGGATATCTTGGAGTTCACGCAATGTCATTGGTAGAAAATCCTGCCATTGAAGTGGATTTTGTAGCATTGTCAAAGACACGCAAAGTACAACAAGCTGCGGTTGAAGAAGGTGAAAGAAAAATGGTGTATGGTGCGGTGATGCTACCCGAGCAATTGATTTATAGAGTTGATGCCGTGGGGCGGGAGTATTATTGCAAATATTCAAAAGAAACTATCAACAAGATTGCTCAAGAATATCTCAAAAGAAATATGCATCACAATTCCAATTTAGAACACGAAATCCCAGTTGCAGGATGTACGGTTGTGGAGTCTTGGATCACAGAAGGTCAATATGACAAGAGTCAAAACTTTGGTTTCTCCTTTCCGGAGGGAACGTGGTGTATTGGTATGAAGATAGATAATGATGAGGTGTGGGCATCAATCAAACAAGGAGATGTCAAAGGCTTTTCATTAGAGGGATTCTTCACAGAAATCAGTGATGAGTATATGACTCAACAAGAGATTGAAAAGATAATGAAAGAACTCGAAAACGAGTTAAGCGGTTTGTAAGATTACACCGAGTGCAGGTGTATGTTTACCCGACAAAAAAGCCCTCCACGTTTGGGGGGCTTTTCTGTTGAAACAACTAAACAAACTTAAACGAAAACTATGCTGGAACAAAAGTAGTGTTTTTGCTACTTATGATTAGAAAAAATAAAACATAGATATGAACAAAGTCACAGAAATTGTTTCTAAGTACGCTGATAGGTTGAAGGCATTTGGCATTCAACTTTCAGCAGACGGAGAAATAACAAAAGAGCAACAGATGGCAATGGCCATTCTTGCCGATGGCACTGAGGTATATTCTCCAGATGCTGAATTCAAAGTTGGTAGCGAGTTATTCGTAATGGATGCAGAAGGCAATCCCGTACCTGCTCCAGACGGAGAACACACAACTGCTGAAGGCAAAGTCATAGTTGTAAGCGGTGGTGTTATTGCTGAGATTAAAGAACCAATGGAAGAAGAACCAAAGGTAGAGATTGAAATCGAAGAAGAAAAACAAGCTGCTTTCGATGGAGTAAGTCGCGAAGAATTCGAATCAACAATCAACTCTTTGGTTGAAGCATTCGAAGCTAAGATTGCATCATTGAACGCTGAGAAAGAAACTCTTTCTGCAACCATCGAAAAAATGAGTAAACAACCTGCTACAGATAGCGTGAAGAAATCAGTTGCAGTTGCTCAAAAGAGCGCACCTCTTGACTTGGCTAAAATGGATTCTAAAAACAGAATCTTCGCAATTATAAATAAATACAAATAAAATAAAAAAGAAAAAAAATGTCAAGTTTATCAATTAACAGTTCAACCTACGCAGGTGAATTAGCGTTGCCTTACATCAACGCAGCTATTTTGTCAGGAGACACTTTGGCTAAAAATTATGTAACTCTTAAAGAAGGTGTAAAGTACAAGGCGGTTTTGAAAAGATTGTCTAACAATGCATCTTTGGTTCAAGAAGCATCTTGCGATTTCTCACAAGCTGGAGATTTGCAATTGAACGAGTCTGTATTGGTTGTATCTGATTTGAAGACTAACTTGGAACTTTGCAAAGCTGAATTTGCACGTGACTGGGAAGCTGCTCAAACAGGTCGCGGTTTTATCAACGATGTTGTTCCTTCTAACTTTGCTGATTTCTTAATCGGTTATGCTGCTGCTAAAGTTGGTGAAACTATTGAGTACACTATTTGGCAAGGTGATACAGGTGGAACTTATGATGCATTCGATGGATTCGAAAAGAAGTTGAAGGCTGGATTGAGTGGTTCTGCTGACCAAACTTGGGCTGCTACTTTGACTGCATCAACTGTTATTGCTAACTTGAATGCAGTTATCAATGCATTGCCTGCTGCCTTGATTGGTTCACCTGATACTAAGTTGTATATGAACCGTGCTACTGCTCAGTTCTATCGCCAAGCCATCACTGCTCTTGGTTATATGCAAATGTATCAAGCTGCTGATAGCTTCAACTTGCAGTTCAACGGATACGACATTTATGTATGTCCTGGGATGTCAACTGGAACAATCGTAGCTGCTCAACAATCTAACTTGTTTGTTGGTGTTGATGCTAACTCTGATTTTGCTGAAGTTAAAGTTGTTGATATGACAATGACTGATGCATCTGACAACGTTCGTATGGCAATGAGATACCGTGTAGGTGTTCAAATTGGTATCTTGACTGACTGCGTAATCGGTCACAACTAATATTAACCACAAGTAATAGGGAAGGTGGTTAGGTCTGCCTTCCCTTTATTTTAACTAATAAAAAAAATATAAAATTATGGCTTGTGAATTAACCGCAGGATTTACACTTGATTGCAAAGATACCATTGGTGGAATCAAAGCAATCTACTTGCAACAACACTCTCTCTTTTCGAGTGGTGTAACTATTGACCCAAGCACAGAAGAAGTAAGCGCATTGCCAGAAGAAGATGTATACAAATACATTTGTCCAAAGCATACTGGTAGCTTCACCGAAGAAGTGGCTTCATCTGTTGAGAATGGTACAATCTTCTATACACAAACGGTAACTGCAACATTCTTTAAGTTGACTGCTGCCCGCAGAAAACAATTGGAATTAGTTGCCAAAAATCGTTTGGTTGTTTTTGTACAAGACAACAATGACAACATTTGGATGGTAGGTCGTATGGATGGTGCTGAAGTTACCGCAATGACAACCGCTACTGGAGTTGCGAAGGGTGATCTAAACGGATATACAATCACCTTCACTGCTGAAGAAGCACATAAAGCGTATCGTTTGGAATCGTTTACAAATACTCCTTTCGATAACTTTGATGTTACTCCTATTGCACCGACAATTTAATTATATTTGTAGGTAAATGAATTACTTACAGACTAATACCGCCTCGCAAACCCTCCTTCTCTCTTTAGAGGAGGGGGTTTTGCTTTTACCTACGTTTGAAAACTATCTGTTGATTTTACAAAACGAAATCACACTCAAAAAATATGCGGTTATTCCATCAGTTATTAGCACCAATGAAAGAATCACTGAGTTGTCAATTAGTACAAATGTTGATGATCCAACTATGGGAGGTGTTATCATTAATGAGGGCGGCCGTTACAACTATATTATTTACGGTCAAAATTCGGGTGGTAACCTTGATCCTACTTCTGCTGATGTGGTTGGAGAGATTAAGCGTGGCTATATTGAATTTAATACGCTAACCGCCTACTTTGACCAACCATCACTAACCATACCTAATGACATCGAATACAATGGATAATATCCTTTCAAATATAAAATCAAGAGTCGGCGATAAAGTCGAAATGGCTAAATACGTAAAGATTGCACCCATTGAAAAGGAAAATGTATCAAGGGGATGGGTAAATTTTGGTGAGGCTAATATGTATCCACAATATTTGATTGAGTTACAAAGTGAATCGCCAGTACACGGATCAATTGTGAACTCAATTAGCCAAATGATTGCAGGGAAGGGAGTGAGTGGTGGTAATGATACCGCTAATGCGTATTTGAGTGGGTTAAAAATTGATTCAATTATACCGCATATATCAAGAGACCTTAAATTATTTGGAGGTTATTATTTGGAGGTTATCTGGTCAATGGATAGAACAACCATTGCGCAGGTTAATCATTTGCCTTTTGAGAATTGTCGCCTTGCGTGTAGTGATGAAAATGATGATTTGATTGGTGTTTGGTATTCGAGAGATTGGAGCGATATGCGGAAAAAGAAAAACACACCGCATTTTATTCCAATGTTTGATGAAGAAAATAAAGAGACTTGCCCAAAACAAGTCCTTTTCATACATACGTTAAAAATGGGTAGTGAATACTATCCTAAACCTGATTACATTGGTAGTGTTAACTACATTGAACTTACAAGACAAATTGGAGAATACCACGTTAACAATATTCTCAACGGATTTTTCCCTTCATTGATTGCATCTTTCAACAATGGCATTCCATCTTTGGAAGAGCAACACATGATTAAGAATCAGTTACAGATGTCTATTCAAGGTGCGGAAAATGCAGGGAAGGTGTTGACATTCTTTAATGAGGAAAGAGATAGAGGTGTTGAATTTACATCTTTTCCCATTCACGATGCAGATAAGCAATATCAGTTTTTAAGTGAGGAATGCACAAAGCAAATTATGATTGCTCACAGAGTCACATCTCCTTTGTTATTTGGTGTGCGTGACGGCGGTGGATTGGGTAGCAATACCGATGAGATGAAAACTGCTTTATTCATATTCCAAAAGCAAGTTATTGAGCCATTTCAAAGATTAATTGAAGATGGAATCTCTATCATTTGTGAGGCATCCAATGTGGTTGCAACTCCAAAAATTATTTCAAATGAAATTTTGGAAGTACAACCAGTTGAAGCGCAGCAGTCCGCAGTAAAAAAAAAAGTTAAGTGCGAACACCAAAGCATTTCTGAAACAGATGCAATTGAACTCGATGCAATAGCTGAAGAACTTATCCAACTTGGTGAAGATGCAAACGAAGATTGGATTTTAATTGATGAGTACGATGTTGACTATGATGAGGACGATGCAGAAAATGAAGCAATATCACACATCTTTGATGCAGTCGAAATTCATCAAGTTAGTACGGGAACTGCTAAACCAAATGCTACCAGTGAGCAGGATGCTACTATCGACGAGCGTAAGTATTACACACGTTATCGTTATAGCGGTAAAATCACAGATGTTACTCGCCCTTTTTGTACTAAAATGCTACAAGCTGACAAGCTATATCGCAAAGAGGATATAATGGCAATGAATAACAAAGCAGTGAATCCAGGATGGGGGCCAAATGGTGCAGATACTTACTCATGTTGGTTGTATAAAGGTGGCGGTAACTGCCATCACATTTGGAAAAAACATTTGTACATTAGTGCAAAAGGATTTGGTCTTGATTTGAACAGTCCAAATGTTAGAACTCAGGCTTGGTCAAAAGCTGAAAAAGCAGGTTACAAAGTCCGCAATAACTACTTAGTAGAAAGAAAGCCTATTGATATGCCTTACAATGGATTTCTACCTACGAATCCACGTTTCGGTAACAAATAAAAATTAAAGAAATGCCAATACCACAAGAGATACTTTTAATCAACGAAGATTATATAAAGAAGTTTACTCCATTAACTGATGCAGTTGATCCCAATCTTATCAGACCTGCCATCTATCTTGCGCAGGATAAGTATTTGACTAACTTTTTGGGGACAAATTTGACGGTGAAATTGAAAGCTGATGTAGCTGCTGGTGAGATTACAGGCGATTATGAAACATTGCTCAATGAGTATGTCTTAAAGGTTGTGTTGTGGTGGACTATGGTGGAGATATATCCATCTCTTTTGTATAAGCACGACAACGGTAACTTGGTAAGCAGACAAAGTGAAGATACTACACCTGTAACGAAGTTCGAAATGGAGTCACTCAAAGAAGCTGCACGTCAAAACGCACGTTGGTACACCAAAAGAATGGTAGATTATTTGTGCTACAATAGCGAACTATTCCCCGAGTACACTAACAATACAGATAACAATATCTTTCCAGATAGAAACCCATACGGAAAGAGTAACTTTCTTATATCAAATTCATACAAAGAATGGAGAAACAAGTGGTCAATCAAAGACTTTCTACCCCCATCGTATTAAAGCGTAAGGAGTACGAAAAGTTATTGAAGCAGTATCTTAAAAAACAAGAAAAGAGATGAAAGTAAAGTTGTGGTTGTTAGGTATTGCAACGGTCTTTTTACCAATCAAAGAACTTATGATTACAATAGGTTTTTTGGTGGCTATGGATATGGTTGTTGGTATATGGAAAGCTATTAAGTTAGGTCAGCGCATAAGGTCAAGACGGATGAGTGATACCATCACAAAGTTGATGTTGTATCAAATTGCAATTGTGAGTGGATTCTTGATTGAGACCTACATAATAACCGAACTTATCCCCATCACTAAGTTGATAGCAACTGTTGTGGCAATCATTGAATTTAAGTCAATCATTGAAAGTATTGAGTCAGTTACTGGAAAGGATTTGTGGAGTAAAATAAAAGCAATCATAGGTAGAAAGAGTGAAGATATAACCGATGCGATGACAGATGGAAAAGGTAAGTAAATACGTAAGCTACTTTGAGGCAACGCACAGCAATCAAGCTAAGGCATTGAAGATTGGAAACATTCCAAACGCTGAACAATTAGCAAATCTGAAACTGGTATGCACCAACATATTTGATAAAGTGCGTGAACATTTTGGTAAACCTATTGGAATCTCATCAGGCTTCAGAAGCATCGAACTTAATACACGCATAAGAGGCTCAAAGAATTCGCAGCATATGGAAGGCAAGGCGTTGGATATTGATGCAGATATTCACGGCGGCATAAATAACAAAGAGATATTTGATTACATAAAAAATAATTGTAAATTTGACCAACTCATATGGGAGTTTGGAAGTGAGAATGCACCTTCTTGGGTTCACGTAAGTTACAACAAAGATGGAAACAGAGGTCAGATATTGCGTGCGGTCAAGAGTGGTGGTAGAACTGTTTACCAACCATTCTAAAATATATGCCAGAAAGTCAAAAGATGAAAATCGCACGTGAATTGCGTGAGCGTTTTCCAGATACACCAACTTTAACTCTTGCAAAGAAGTTAAGCAAAGAACATTTTGAAACTTTTATTGGAGTAGAAGATGCGCGTAGCATACTGCGTTACATAGAGGGTAAAAATGGTGTTAGAAATCGTAAACAAATAACAGATAAAACTTTGGTAAAAACGGAGGATAGACCACGTAACCCATTCAAGTTGCCGAAGTCGTATGCCAAAGGTCGTAAGCACATTGACATAAAAGGCAAAAAGATTTTAATTCTTTCAGACATTCACATTCCATACCACGATATAGACGCATTATCCACCGCTATCCAGTGTGGATTAGATGAAGGAGTTGATACAGTTGTGCTGAATGGAGATGCACTTGACTGCCATATGATTTCTGATTTCGTTAAGGATCCAAAGAAACGTAAATTTAAGGATGAGTTGTACGCAATGCGGACTTTCATTTATGAGTTGCGTCAAACGTTCCCCAATGCTGAAATCATTTACAAGGAAGGCAACCATGAAGAAAGGTACTGGCGTTATATGCGAGTGAAGGCTCCCGAACTATTCGACATAGATGCATTTGATTTCGCAAGTCTTTGCCATCTTGATAAACACAACGTACAATGGATTGAAGGCAAGAACAAATTGAATGTTGGCGGTCTATCCATCTTTCACGGTCACGAATTCGGAAAACAATTTATACCATCAGTTAACGTAGCGAGAGGATTGTTTTTAAAGACAAAAGCAAACGCAATGTGCGGACATCACCACCAAACTGCTGAGCATACTGAGCGAGATGTTAACGGAAAAGTTATCACGTGTTGGGGTGTGGGGTGTCTATCTGAATTGTCACCTGATTACAACCCATATTCGAAATACAACCACGGATTCGCAATTATAACCAAAGGCAATGGAAAAGAATTTCACGTTAAGAACTATCGTATTAATCAAGGCAATATCTATTAGTATTGGAATTGCAATTGGTGTATTGATATGTGAAAAGAACTATAAACCAATCACAAAATCTGTTTATCACAATGATACAATTGTTGTGTTGAAGGCTCGAATTGATACCTTGAAATTGGAACGCATTAAATTAAAGACCATATATGAAAAGGACATTGATACTATCTATCTTATGGATTCTACTGCCATTGATAGCGCATACGCAAAGGCTATCGAACGACTCATCGAACTGGAACAAGCTGGATTCTTTACGAACTGAGCGCAGGTTAGTTGTACTTGCTGTGCGTTCACTTGACTACTACATTGAGGTCAACTCAAATTTGAGTATGGAGAATCAATCACTAACCAAAATGAATGCAGTTAATGTGGCTTATATCGAACAATTGGAGGCTCATTTGTCCCATTTAAAACAAGTTAATGATGATGAGATTAGGTCAAAAAAAAAGTGGCGAAATGCCACTCTTTTAATTGTTGGTGCTAATGTCATTTTTTTGACATCATTCGTTTTAAGTAGATAGCAAAATCAAGAGCTTCCTCGTAGGCGTGTTGCATCCATTCCTTTTCGGATAGATTAGCTTTGTCCACTGTTGTGCCATACTTAGCCCTTCCCATTTTCTCCCTTGAGATTAAATCAGTAATGACCTCTTTATAGACATCGGACTGGCAGTTGTCAAAATCGTGTGTTATGTTCATAATAATTCAACGTGGTATTTATGAGATTCATAGTTTGGATCCATTTTCAAAATACATTCAAGCAATAAGTATAAATAATGCATTTTTGAATAATCTAATTGATGATTAATTTCACTGATATGTATGCCATCTCCATCATCATATACAGATAATAATTCAACATTGCGATAATTTGTGTCCCAACATTCCGCAGGAGTTGTGAATAGACGGTAAGTTGTTTGATATGGCTCACCTCTTTCGATTTTAATAATGTACTCATTGACATTATTAATCATTACATTGATTTCTTTAATCATTTGATAGTTAATTTAGGTTGTGTTTCTTGTTGTGTACGTATATATTCCGTTAATTCGGGTAGCATCCAGTATCCATATTCCGCCAAAACTGCTGTGAATTCAGACATTTGGCGAGTTATATCAGGTAGCAATGCGCCATCTGCATCCCAAAGCGCAGTAATTGTCTTGCCGTGTTCACGCTGAATCGACTCATTTAAGCGTTTCAATAACATCTTTGTTTGATGGTTATAGAACCATTTGATGCCTTCGCATTCATCGCCTGCATAGAGTGAAGCCTGCAGCCACATAAGTAGGTTAAGCACCTTGATTTTTTCTAACTCGTCTTGCGTAATTTCTGTTTTCATTTTATTTCGTTTTAGTGATGTCTTTAAGTTGTTTGTAAATTGATTTTCCAATTTCACCCCAGTACATTTCACAATCAAATTTTTCATCTTCCATTGTGAATGGTGGCTCAACAAAGTAGGCTTGATAGAACTCATCTTCTTTTGCTGTGTACCTATAACAATTCTGCTTCATTGGGCAATTAGTACCCTTACATTTTGTGATGTCTGCCATAGTTATTTATTTTTATTAGTTGCGTATATTCCGATGTTGTAGGCAATTAAAATGCTACCACTCACCTGTATTTGGATTGTAACAACAGGCACATATTGCTATTTTCTTTATATTTTCAGTTTCTCCACAATCGCATTTTAACTGTTCGCTTCGCCCTACAACACTAAATAAGCGCAATATTTCTTCTGCTGCTAATTCAGGGCTGTTGTTCTCTATAATTCTCACTATCTGTTTTTCTAAATTTTCCATAATACTGCGCTTATTATTTTACGTTAGCGGAAATTTTTTACTCCCCACCAACGAAATGTTTACACTTTCTAAAATCCTTAATGGTATCAAATTGAAGCCTATCCAACTCATACCATTTATCCTGACGCATGTGCCACCTTTTACAAGTTTCACGGAGTGGGCAATTTTCCATACCTTTTTTAAAGTTGTATCTCTGCCCATCGCACCGTAAAAAACTATCCGCTAACACATTATTTGCGTCATGCTGCGGATCTTTGGTGTTATCAAGTTTCGTTTCCATATCAAATTTTGTTGTTAAAAGTTCAAATGTATTAAGCGAATGCGTACTTTCCAAAATTCTTTTTTAATTCGTAATATGCCCTCATCATTATTGCGTCAGCAAAGTCGGGAGATATACCGTGTCTCTTTTTCAAATCTTCTTTATTGGTTACTCTCAACTTTCCATCGCTATCAATTTTCTCCCTTCTAATCATTTCGAGTTCCTTCACAATGGTGTCTTTATGCGTTGACTCAAATGTGATTGCGTTACTACTTATCAATTCTCCTAACTTAAAATAACAATCGGATTTTAGATTCATATAATTGTCACGCACCGCTTTTGATCCATTAAGAAATCCTTTGCAATGAAGATAATCTTTGGCACCTCCTCCAATGCCATCCTCATCCACCAGTACGTTAGATAATCTTACGGAGTGATTTTTAATTAGGTCATTGATGGTGTCCACAACCTCATTGATAGGTTTGTGTTTTAACACTACAAACTTTTCTGCGTGTAAATTATTCCATACAACAATCACTGTCCTATCGTCACCCATTCGTGCGATGTCCGCAGTTATAAATTTGTCACCCAATGTAGTGGATGGGCGAAAGCATCTTAACAAATCATCATATTCATAAAGGCGGTCTTTTGTCTCATCATAATCCCAATCACCTTCAAGTAATCTTTTGCGGTCAATGTCGGGAAGCATCTGTAATGATTCGATATAGACTGGTGATATGTGTGGGTTGTCAGTTGGCAACGCCTGAATAAATCGCCTATCCTTTCGTATTGAGTTATTCCTTTGCGCATCAAAGAACTCCCGATATAACCAACCTTTGTGCGGGTTGCAGGTCAATAGTCCTTTTGGGTTGTCATTGATTAGCTTGTAACGTACACGACTATTCAAGATGTTAACGCACTTCTCAGATACCTCACTGGCTTCATCAACAAAATAATCAGTAATCTCAAGCGAACCAAAGCGACCAAAGTCTGGGTCTGATGGCATATCCGCCAAATCCATCAAGATTATTTGTGAGCCATTGTACCAATTGATTACGTGGTCTTGCCCATTATAGGTGAAATGTTTTCCTGCAATGAGATTGTACTTGGTGCAAAGCTCAAAGAATGTGGCAAGTGTGGATAGTCGCAACTTTTTAAGTTCAGCACGACCTATTAAACCACGTGTGCCAGGATACTTTAACCGCCTTTTTATTTGCCAATCGCAACCTAAAAAAGATTTTCCACTTCCTGCTGAACCGCCATATAGTAATTGCCTACATTCGTTATCAATCGCAAGATAGGATAGTGCCTCTTTTTGCTTATCGTGAAATTCAATTTTCATTTAGAAAAGTTGTAATTGTGATTTCGTTAATGCTAATCTTTTATCTGCATACGCACATTGTTCTTTTGATAATTCACTTCCAATGTAATTTCTTTTTTCAATAATACAAGCGTTAGCAGTTGTTCCTGTTCCCATAAAACTATCGTAAATTAAATCATTTTCTTTAGTGTAAATCAATAGTAATTTTCTAACTAATTCAGTTGAATAAGTAGCTTTGTTCAAATCATTGCTACAATCATTATTTGAGGCTTCTATAAAGTTGTAAAAAACTTCATAAAAATCTTGTCCTTTATTTGATGTACTTGTAATTTTCTTATTGGTAGTAAAAGTGAGATATTCAGTTTTTCTAACAAATACAAATATAAATTCACAAATGCGAGTTAGTTTATTTTTACTTGATACATTGGGTAAAGCAGTTGTTTTTTTCCAACTTATGCAATCTGCAACAGTAAATTCAGTTCGTTTTATTATTTCAGCAATTAATAACCACATTGTTTCAGCACTTTCATTGCCATATGAAATATTATATAGGACACAACCTTCTTTTTCTAAAACAGAATCATAACCTTCAAATAATTCAATAGTCCAATCAATATATTGAAGACTTGATTTATTATCTAAATAAGTATCATATCTTTTTTCTTGACTATAAACACGAACTCCATTTACTATTTTATTGCTCCAATATTCAACTCTAACACCAGTATTGTAAGGAGGTGAGGTTATTACTGCATTTACTTTGCTATCTAACTTTTTCATAGTCAGTAAGCAATCTTCATTATAAATTCTATTTAATTCAATCATAACACCTCCTTTGCTTTTTGTTGCAATATGTGACTATCCATTATATCTGCATACACAAGTCGTGATAGTTCTGCTTGATAATCTTCTTTTATTCTATCTTTGGATATCTTATCCAATTTCTTGAACTTATAGTCACTCATTTGATTTGCATCAAGTGTCTTTTTATATGCCATAAATTGCCACCTTTTCCACTCGTCATCAGACCACGTGCTATCCGTGTAAGCACCCAATTCGTACAACTTGCGTAGCTTCATCGGTGCAAGCATCAACACATAGTCACGTTTGTTTTCTTTCCACAATTGGATATCATCAGTAAACATTTTGAGCCAATCAACTGGAGTGGATTCATCAATGGAAGGTGCGGGGATAGATAGCTTTTGTTTCTTTTTGTCAATAGCCAAATTCATCTTCATTTTGTATTCGCTATACTGCTTCAAAATATCAGAAAGGAAAGCAACCGACATTAGTCCAAAGCATTCAACACGTGGCCAATCCTGCCCAACTGCATTGAGTTGAAAAGCTAATGCCAGTTCACCTATTGTAACGTATCTATAATGGCCTTGAATCACTCCATAAAGAAGATTTGTTTCCTCATCTGAAGGTAAGGTCTTGATTCCGTATAGAACGATTCCATAACTCAAAGTCTGCTTAAAGATTGAGAGCGTGCAATCGCCAAGATTGATTTGTTCCTGCGCCTTAAGATATGCCTTCTCATTATGCGTCAAGCCATTGCTGTAAGCTTGTCCGTTGTATTCTACCAATTGTGTCATTGTGATTGTTTTTAGTTGTTACAAATTTAGTTAAGTCCCAAGCTGAGCGCACCGCAGCTTTCCAGTCTTTCATCTTATTCTTGCCGTACTTCCATCCAGTGTTGGTGTAGTGACTGATAAAGACATCAGCGAAATTAAGTGCATCTTCTGAGTTGGCATTGGGCATACGTTCAAGAAAGTAGTCAGCGACTTCTTCAAGTGATGGCGCAATGAAAGATGACCTTATCTGTTTGCTGTTGAACTGGCTCTCCAAGTTCGCTATTCTTTCTTCGAGTAATAGTACCCTTGAGCTTAAAGTATTGATGTCCATCTGTTAATCGTTGTTTAGTTGTTTTGCAATTATAACCATTATTTTCAAATGCCAAGATAAAATCATTTACTAAGTATTTGAATTGAGGATCCGTTGTGTACAGATTGCAGCATTTTTTTACTGAGTGCAAAACCGTTGCGTGATCTATCCCAAACGAATCACCAATACATTTAAGCGTTTTATGATTTTCAGCAAAGTACGTGAATGCAATACAGATAGCACGTGCATCAACAACAGCTCTTTTACGTGTGCGACTTTTAATCTGACTCTCGTTAACGTCCATTAAATCCATACACGTTTGATAAAGTATCTCATCAACCTTCTTCATACTTTCGATATGCTCAAGTTCCTGCGATGTCGTCACAATCAATTCACGTAGGTCAGCAAGTTGTCTTTCAATTTCAGTTATTGCGTTTAGTATTGTTGCGTTCATTTTTTACCGATTGTTATTTGTTTATTTGATTCATATGTACCTCTGTTTTCAATTGGAATAAAGCCGCTACCATTGCCATTTACAACCTTCATAAAATCTACTTCAACCTTCGCACTATTAATGATAACTTGTGCTACATCTGCTATTGTTTGAGCTTTATCCATCTCAATTTCTCCATCTTTCAAAGATTCAATCACTTCAAATAAATGATTTCTTAAATCTTCAATTTTGTTTCGTGCCATTGTTTAATTGTTTTTTTAGTTTTTTTAGTGTTTTCATTGCATATCTTAGATCATCTGGATAATTATGAATTGTTATTCTATCTAATACTTCTCGATATGATAAACATTGTAAATTGTCAATATTAAAATTTAATTTATTTTTATCAATAAAAACAATTTTATGTTTATTCGGAACTGGACCGTTAACTGCTTCCCATATAATAACGTGAAGTTTTTTCCATTTACCTATATCAATTTTTTTTTCTAAATAACCATTACCATCATCTCGGACAAATCCAATGGGATGTGCATTATGTGATTTTCCTCCTTTCTTGAACGGCATATCATTTACTTTTCACCGAACTTTTCACCGAACTTTTGTTCACGTTCCATTTCCTTTGCCTTTTCAAAATCCGTACGATAAAGCATTCCCGTTTTGAAATACACTCGTTGCAAATATTCCACTGCCGTTTGTTTAGTTTCCATCTTTACAAATAGTTTACTGGTTCGTGTTCGTTTTCGTTTTCCGCAACCGCCAATGAGATCAATTCGCATTTGTCCACGTTTATCATCTTGGATAACTTATCAATGTGGTTTATACTCATTGTGATTGGGTACGTTTCATACTTCCTGCCAGTTGGCCAAGTCACTCCCATTGCCTTTGCAAATTCGTAGGTAGATGGGTAGTGTGTTCTAATCAGTGTTCTAAATTTCATAATGTTTTCTTAAGTAATTAAATAAATCTTTCGGGCTATCAAAGTTGATAACCCCCCTTAAAAAGGGAGGTCATCACTGTTGTTTAATTTACCATCTTGGATAGCGTCCTTATATGGATTTTCGCCAGTGGTTAAATAGATTTCAAAGGCCTGAGCAGTTGCGCAAATCATCCCAATCTGTTGGTTGATAGGTTGACCTTCGCCTTTATGGAGATCAACTGCTGCTTTCAACGCAACCGCGCGAGCGATGTCTGCTTTATCTTCGGGAGACTTACCAAAAGACTTTCCACCACCTCCACCATTCCACGCAGGTTTCTCATCTTTCGCCCATTTGATATTCCAATACTTTCCGTTTTGGGTGTACTCATAGTTTTTCTCATCTCCTACTTTCCAAGTGGGTACTTGAGTCTTAGCGAAGCAACCGCCTACATCGCCATTTTCCATTTCGACTTCAAATTTAAAGAGGTCATTCCAGGTGCCATTGTTTTGAATGGACTTGATTTTACTTGTTTTCATAAATTATTGATTATTTGATTTTCAATTTCTTTGATTAATTTGGGTGCGTAAGTTAAAAACAATTCGTACATATCCACGCCATCAACATAAACGAACTCTATTTCTAATTCGCAAGATGCAGGGCTACCGCAGCCATCAGAGTCATACATATAACCGTTATCTTGTTCGTATTGATATTCCACAACCATTTCAACGTTGCATATATCTAAGGTCATTTCACTCATCGTTTAAATTTTTTTCTAAAATTGTTCTGATTACTTGAGATACATTCATTCCCGACTTCTTACTTTCAGATTGTAATGTTTTAATTACTTTGTTGGATAGTCTAACTTGAACTTTTGTAAGTGTTTCTTCTTTCTTTGGTCGTGCCATTGTTTTATCTTTTATAGGTTTTTTCTTTTAACAACGCCTCCATCCTTTCAAATGGTTTGCGAGGTGAACTGTCCGCAATGTGTTGAGCAATTGCGTTAAAATCTAACTCCTCTTTTGGTAGACTGGATGACATCACACAGATGTACTTGCGTGGGTAACTAAGATCAACATTTTTCATAACTGATTTGGCTTTTAAGTTTTTCAATTAATTCTTTTCCTTCATCTAAATTGATACAGAAATCAACTTTTGATAATTTGTAATTGTCATCTTGACGAGCGTTAATCCAATCAATTAATAATGCTTCCATTGCCATTGATTCCTTGTGACTTAGAACAAATACTGCTGAACTCAATGGATTTCTATCCGATTCGAATTGAGACAAATTAGTCGAATACAATTGGACTTTTTTATATTGTAATCTCATAACTTAGATAATTTGAAAGATGAATGCTTCAACTCCATTTACGTGATACTTGCCTGAATAAGCGTGGCAGTAACCGTGTTCATCTTTGTGATACTTAATACCACGATTGTGAGCATAATCAATTACGGTGGCGTTTGCCTGCTCCAATGATTCGCAGTTGATGGCTTGTTGATGAAAGCCTTTGAAAATGTGAACTTGATACATAGTGTTTTGTTTTTGTTTGTTTGTTTGTGCGTTGTGGATGCGCACCCCCCCATTTTTTTATATTACAGAAATTGATGTTATTTCATGCATATGCCAACCTAAGATAGTTAAATGCTTTAAATATGAATCAACTTGAGAAGTGTCAACAATGTGGATTACAGCATCTTCTCCAGTTCCAAATTGAATTTTTGATTGTGTTTCGTTTTTCATTTGTTTAATTGTTTCGTTGTTTGTTTGGCAAATATAGAAATAAATTTTAATATGTCAAGAAAAAAATTAAAATATTTTTAGTTTTCCAATGTTTACGGGCCTTCCGAGATGCATTTTTTTTTGTGGTTGGTATTAAAATTGTGTTTAATTTAGTCCAATGAAAGGTAAAATCATACAGAGTATGAAGCCAAGAGCGAAGAAACCATTGGCTGGTGAAGCTGGAGTGCAGTTTGCGATAGTCCAATACATCAAAGTAATGTATCCAAATGCCTTGTATTGCGCATCCGCAGGGGGAATGTTCACCTCAATGAAGCAGGCTATTAAAATGAAGATGACTGGATATGTGAAAGGATTTCCTGATCTTCAAATATGCGAACCAAATGAAAAGTATCATGGCTTGTTTATTGAAGTAAAGACTGAGAAAGGCGTAGTGAGCAAAGAACAAAAGGAATGGATCAAACAGTTGAACAAACGTGGGTATTATGCTACTTATGTAAAAGGCACTGAAGAGGCCATAAAAGTAATTGATGCATATTTCAAAGGTACAATATGACCAACATAGGCGCTTAGCCATCAATCTTTGTAGCGGCAACGTGTACGAAGCTGATGACCTGCTGCACGATACGTTATTGTGTATTTTTGAAAATGGCAATGAGATACGCAACAGCGAACACTATATAAACCACGCATTAAAGATAGCGCACTGGTCTAATCGTTCCCATTATCACAACACAATCAGAAAGTTCAACCAGATGAGTGATGAGCCTACTGAGTCACAATTGCGTGACTATGAGAGTGTGACCGTGTGGTTAGGGGATAGGATAACCAATGAGCAACTTGATATCTTGATTTCCCGCCTACCATTTTTTGAAAGGGAGGTATTCTATTTGTACGCATTAAATGACTTCAGTTACAATGACCTATCCATTGATACTGGCATACCCAAGAAAGTGCTTTATAACGCAGTTAAATACGCAAAAAACGAAATAAAAAAAGCAATAGTGATATGAATAAGATAATTGAGATGGCCAATATGCGGATGGCTATTTGTCGTGAGTGTCCCGTCTACAATTCAACTACCCGAACTTGTGGCACACCACTCAATAAATTAAATCCATTTGCACAACCTGTCACATTGGATGGGGTGACCTTTAAACCGTGTGGGTGTTTCTTAGATCTCAAAACTAAAATGACCTTTCAGGATTGTCCAGGTGGACGTTGGCCCATTGTGGTGGATTCTGAAAAGAAGAAACAAGCAAAAGAGTTGGTGCAATCTGTTAAGGCAACCAATATGCTAACCGATCCGCAGCGCAGGTTGTTAGCCGAATTCGATGAGCTAATGAAAGGTAGTAAAGGCAAAGTGAGCAGTTGCGTTCCTTGCGTGAATAAGATGATTGACGACCTTCACAACCAACTAAAAACTGAGGAGGTGCTACTTACAACAGAAGAAACCCCACAACCAAAAAAACGTGGAAGAAAATCAAAATCAAAGTTATGATGAGCCTGCTTCATTTTTGTTTTATGTTCTATTTACTGATAGGATTATCACTTATTGGACTGATGGCCGTGATGATCCTACGGCAAACCCTACGTTTTTCTCTTGAGAATGTATTGGGTATGCTATTCACCGCATTTTGTTGGCCAGTTGTGTTGGCAATGACAATTGTGGAATTGTTCAAAAGTAATGAGTAATTAACAGATAATTATTCACATGCATTACTATATTTGTAGTGTTCATGTGTTATAGGTATTCCCCCTTTCATTTTAACCATGAACAGTTATAATGATTGGGGGAGTTTTTTTTTATTGCTCATCCCCCTTCCCATTAGAACAGGGCGCATAGGGTGAGCGTTTTTAGTCAGGTGGCGGAATGGTAGACGCTATAACGAATAAGAGAGCAAGGCTACACGTTGATCCTTGCGTACAGGTTCGAATCCTGTCCTGGCTGCGAAGAATGAATACATATAAAGAATTCTCCATTGCCAATGGGAGATGCAAACGGCAAACTTGCGATACATCAACGCTTGGTTCAGGTAAATTCGCTATTCGCGAAATTGTTTGTTTTTATTGGGGGGACTTTTTCTTTTCTTTCTTTTTCTTTTTTACCTTTTTTTCTTTTTCTTTCTTTTCTTTTGAGTTATATTTACTATTATTATTTATTATATGATAATACTTGCTGCTCAAATTGAATCTATAAAGTCTAGAAAAGATAGGACTACTGCCATTGTGATTGGTACCAATGAACTTTCACCTAATCAAGCGGGGCAAATATTCTCTCTTCAAAATTCGTTTGTCTATTGCGCTCTAAAAGAGGAAGAATTCGCTACTAATGAAAGGGACATCTTGAATGATCTTAAAGCTGACTTTGAGATAGAGAAGAAGAGCAATGGCCAAAGGTTACGCAATGTCCTTTACAAGTTATATGAGCAGGACAAAGAGGGATTCTTGACCTTTACTAAGTATTATGACCATAAGATGGAGCAATTGATTAACCACTTCAAAACAAAATTGGAACTGTGAAAAAATGCTTCAGGTGTGAATGGCGGTTACCTTTATTCTTATTCGGAAAGGATGGAATGAGATACCAAAGGGAGAGTGACAAAGGCAGGGTGAAAGTGTGCAGGTTGTGTGAATACAAGAGATGGAATCAGGTGCGAGAGGTTTGGAAATTCAACTTTATTACTCGTAAATTTGAAAAGGTGACTTTCGAAAGTAGGTGGCAAATTATTAAAAAGGTATTAAGTTAATTTGTTAACATCAAAAATATACAAATGAATCTGAGCGACAAGATAACAATTACCAATGAAGATAACATGGCATTGATGGCTCGTTATCCTGATGGCTATTTTGACTTGGCAATAGTTGACCCGCCTTATGGGATTGATATTAATTCAAGTGGGAGATTAGGGCATTATGGTGGTAAAGGTAAAAAATGGGATAGCAATACTCCAGATGATATTTACTTCAAAGAATTATTTCGTATTTCTAAAAATCAAATTATTTGGGGTGGAAATTATTTTTGTTTAGCACCTACAAGATGCTTTTTAATTTGGGATAAAGAACAACCAGAAGATGTTAGTTTTGCCAGTTGTGAATATGCTTGGACTTCATTTAATGCAAGTGCAAAAACATTTTATATGCGACCTCAAAACGCTGATAATATTAGAATTCACCCAACGCAAAAACCAGTTGCACTTTACAAATGGATTTTAGATAAGTACGCAAAGCAAGGCGACAAGATACTTGATACTCATTTGGGCAGTGGTTCCATTGCAATAGCTTGCCATGATTACAATTTTGAGTTAACAGCGTGTGAGTTGGATTTAGAATATTACGACAACGCAATAAAGCGAATTAAAAACCATATGGCTCAACAAAAATTATTTTAGTATGGGATTACCAAAAGGACAAACCAATAACCCAAATGGCAGGCCAGTAGGTGCTAAGTCTGAAAAGACAAAACAATGGGAGGCACTCGGTGAGTCAATCACAGGTCAACAAGCGGAACAGTTCAACGCGTTCCTTGATAAGCTATGGAGCAGCAGGAACGATGAAGATAAAATGATAGCATCTGAGTTGTATCTCAAAACTCTTGAATACTTCAAACCAAAACAGGCACGTAACACTATTGTCGGAGATTCCGACGCACCAGTACAAATAATCATATCTGACAAATTGTAAGCAATTCACTGAACAAAATGAGAGCAATAATTGAATTCGATTTAGATGAGCCAACAGATATTGAGGCTCACAAAAGATTCACCAACTTGAATGGGGTGTATATTGCCCTTTGGGAATTCGACCAAGAGATGAGGTCACAAATCAAATACAACTCAATGAACTATTCAGGTGATCAAGTAGATGCACTGGATAAGCTACGTTCAAAGTTCTACGAAATCCTAAACGACAACAACGTAAAAATAGATTGATGGATCAAGACCAAGCAAAAGAGACAGCCAAACATACATACACTATGTGTGTGTTATTCGGGTTGTGGCTACAACAAAAGGAGCAACGCAAGCGACTTGCAAAAACTGAGATGAGTAACCTATTCGATGAGTGGATTAATAAGGTATTGCAGGAGGTGAACAATGCAAAAGATTAAGCTATCCCTTGACTATAATACGATAACGGTAAAGCAGTATGTTGACTTTCTAAATAACGAAGGTAACGACATTGGTCAAGTGTCCGCAATTATGGGACAGTCCAAAGACTTCGTTAGACAGTTAACACCTGAAGATATTGATAAGGTCATCAATGGGTTCAGAGATGTGATTGCTACTCCAATGGCGAACCATCAGCACAAATGGAATGGCTATGGCTTTATTCCAGATATAAACAAAATATCATTCGGTGAATGGTTAGACCTGGATACCAACTGCAAGGACTTTCCAAAGAATCTACCAAAGCTATTGTCTATCCTATACAGACCTATCGAATCGGAGATAGGCACCAAATATAAAATTGAGCAGTACACTGCTGACCATTTAGCTAATGCGAAAGACTTTGAGGCAATGCCTTTGTCTATTGCCAATGGTGCGCTGCTTTTTTTTTCGACTATCGAAAGCGAATTGGTGACCACTTCCCTCTCGTATTTAGAGCAGCAGATACAGACGAATCTGACGAAGGCGATGGAGACGATGGAAGAGGCGTTGCAACAAGCGAATTAGCTGAAAGATACGGATGGTTTCACGTTATAGAAGAATTAGCAGATAGAGATGTGACTAAGTTCGATGCAATAACTGAAACGCAAGCATCAACCATATTTGCGCATTTGTCATATCGTCTTGACTATTATAATTTTCAGAAACAATTACTTTCTAAAAATGAACATTAAAGCTACTTAAATAATATGAGCGCATCTTCTTTATACACATACAACGTTGTTATTGGCAAATTCAATGAGTTCGCCAATAGCCATGCGTTGTTACGCAGGTTCACACACGGCCAAATATCACAAGCAGACCTTGAGAAAGAAGGCGAATGGCCGTGGATGCACGTTACACCAACATCATTTTCATTTGATGCAGGATCATTAACCTATTCATTTGATGTTTATTTTGCTGACCTTCCACGTGACAAAGAGGACAAAACAGAATATCAAAGGCATTCAATGAGCGAGTGTATCCAGTTGGCTGGTGACTTCGTGAATATGTTGGAGAATGGAGATATATTCGATGAGTCAGTAGTCTTAGGTAAACCAATTTCAGCGCAGCCATTCATTGAGGAATTTAGCCACGTGTTAACTGGTGTGCAGTTGTCCATTGACATCACAGTTGACTACGAGTGGAATGCGTGTGAAATTCCATATGGTAAACAGACTATTAACGTTTACACAGATGTTATCAATTATGACCGTGACTTTAATAGCATTGAGTTTTTATGTGGTGAAGATGTTGTGCAATCGGTGTATGGTCAAGATCAAGAGACCTTCACAGATTTCATCACTATGCTAAATACCGAAGCTCAATTTTTAGCGTATGGCACTTATTACGACAATGGAGATGCTCGCATTCGTTGTGAGATGCCAATTACAATTTATAATGAGTTGTGTGGTGGTACATTAACGATGGCAATATTTAGAGATTAATGAAGAAGCTACAATTCACAACTAACAACCCATCTGCAACCACTGACTATTTAGCGGCTGACAACACATGGAAAACCATTCCAGGCGGTGGGGGTGGTGTGCCTTACACAGGTGCTACCGCCGATGTTGATTTAGGTACTCACTCACTCACTGCTGATAGCATTGGTATAGGTACAACCGCAGGTTCTGAAAAGTTGCACATTGATGGCGGTGCATCTACAACTCGTGTGAAGATAGACGCCGATAACGGAGTGAGCAGGATTCTTTCATTTAGAACTGACGATGTACAAAGATGGGCATTGCGTGTCGATGGAACTGAGTCAGGTTCAAATAGCGGTGCAGATTTTCAATTAAGAAGATACAATGACGCAGGCGCACACATAGACAATCCAATTGCTATAAATAGGTCAACTGGCAATATCACAACTGCTCAGAATGTCAATGGTGCAACACCAACTGAAATGGGTTACTTGAGTGGTGCATCTTCAAACATTCAAGTTCAATTAGATTCAAAAATTTCATCTTCACGTTCATTTCTTTTTGGAAGTTCTGGTAATGCACCAGTAGCTGGTAACACAACTGTTTATAATGGATTCGCAACAGGTGCAAATGTCACACTTGCCAATGAATTCACACGTATAGTTATTTTACCTTTGGCGTGTAATTTATCGAACTTTATAATTCGATGCGCAGCACAACCTGCAGGTAACACATTTACTGTTACACTAAGAAAAAATGGAGTTGATACTGCGGCAGTTATCACAGTCGCAGGAGGTAGCGCAGCAGGTAACTACACATCAACAACATCAGTAGCTTTTGCAGCAGGAGATTTTGTTTCGTTTAAAATTGTCAATACGGGAACATCAACCAGTGGTGCGTTAATTTGTTCATCAATTTTAGTGAGCTTATGAGATATGTAATAACAAATCAAGGCGAGTTGAATGTCTTGGAGGTCATTGGTCACAACATCTTTTTTGGTTGGGACATGAGCGATGATTATATTGATTTTAGAAATGCATTGGAGATAAAAGGAGTTGATGTCTTTGTTGACTTATTGATAGCAGATAGTAACACCGCATTTACAATTTTTATTAATGGCAACTAATCCAATCACTCAATTGATGAACGAGTTTGGGCAGGAGGTAGTTGAACGTGCCATGCTGAATCTTGGCGTTTATCGTACAGTGAATGGAAAGAAACGAAGGGCGGTTGCATCTGATAATTTACGCAAGTCGTTGGCCTATCGTTATGATAGCAGATACAGACGAATTGATTTTTTTGCCAAAGGTACTGCGAGTGAATATGCCTACTATGTGGAAGAGGGAAGAAAGGCAGGAGGTAGACCTCCAACTGAAAAGATATTGGAGTGGATGAAAATCAAACGCATTCAACCACGCAACGAAAATGGATCATTCAAAAAGTTCGCTACTCCAAAGGCCAAAGAGAATGCAATGGAAGGGATGGCATTTAACATAAGTAAAGCAATTGGTAGAAGAGGAATCAAACCATTGTTCTACTTTCGTGACGCAGTAAATGAAACGTTGGTAGATTATAACGACAAATTTATGGCAGCGTTAAAGAGTGAAATTACAATCGCAATTGAGGAAAATTTACAAGGTAATATAAAAATATAATGGCATACAATACAGCAATAACAGGGTTATCCGCGCAGGGAGTTGATGCGTTCACTGGGATGTGTTATTCAAACAATGATGTTTCATTTACCATGACATCAAGCGAGTTTGCGAACACTGGTTTTAAATACATAGTTGAAATGGTGGACAATTTGACGAGTAAAATATACACGTTTTATATTGCTCCTAATGCGGTTGGTAGTGGAGTTTTCAATGCAAAGACAATATTTAACCAATTGGTGAGAACTAATATCACGTTGCCAGATAGTGATGATGTGATAATTCAGATTACTGATGAGGTAGTTATGAATGATAATTTCGTTAATCAATTTACCGTCAAATTATACGAGGGATATGATGTTGGTGGCGTGTTCACTGAAGATCCAACTGTTTTAGTTGAGTATAATTTAATGTGCGTTTATGGAAAGGGCAAGAGTAACTTTTTGGTTATGGGTAGTAACGACACAAAACCACTTGCATTATCGCAATGCTATGATAACACCATAGGATTCAATGCTGAAACCGTAGCATCTCGCATCAATATTCCTGCAGAATTACAACAAGAGGTTATCAATTGGCAACGCATATCAAGGTCAAACGTAAAAGGTGCGCAGGATAGCGCATATAAAATACTCAGTTGGATTGCTGACGATGGAACTTATATCAATCAAAACTATCCATATACCACAATCACTAAATTTCTATACACATTTTATGAGGACAATTACGAACCAATCACTCAAATAGAAATTCCGATGGAGTTTATTGAAGGTGGATTGATTCACATTCCTGCAGGTCTTAAAAATTTATTCGATGGAGGGTTTTTAACTCAAGGTGAAGCGGATAGAACTTTGTTTTATACAATTGTTGGAATTGATGATGAGGGAACTGAGATTACTGCCAAATATGGATTTTATGTAGATGAAGATTGCAAGCACAATCCAGTTCACGTTTATTGGCTCAATCAAATGGGTGGATGGGATAGCTACTCATTCATCAAGAAGAATGAAAGGTCTATTGATGTCGAAAAGAAAAGGTACAAAAGTTACTTAGGCAACTATAACACTGCGAGTGTTGAAACACCTTTTGATACAAAGAATTATTCAAGGGCATTGAACGAAAGAGAACCAATCGTAAAGACCTATATAAATCTTACAAGCGATTGGATAACGGAGAGTGAATACAAATGGATGAAAGATTTATTCTATTCAAAATCTGTGTGGATGGTTGACGATAACATTGATGGTTATAACATTCTTCCCGTTGTTGTTGAAGATACCAACTACTTGATGAAGCGTGAGCGTAACAGTCGCAAATATAACCAACAATTGAGACTGCAATTAGCGAACGAATATGATACAATTAATATAACATCTTACGAGTATCCATTGCCTGATCCAGACCCATGTACGTTGGTTGGTTCTATTCACCACCAAGGTGCTGAATTTATAGCTGATATTTCACCAGCCCAAGGCGAATTCCCTATTGTTTATCAAGGTGACAATTGGCCAAATCGTCGTTCGGGTACTAAGTTCCAACCGAAGTTCAGAAATGTTAACTTTTTACCTTCTGATCCAAATGGATTGGTAACGGGACAAACGTACCGTGTTGAAATTACATTGAGCGAAATAATGAGTAACACAACATCATTCAATTTCTCGTTTGGTAGGGTGTCAAGCAATCCATCATATAACGGATGGGATTGGGCATTAAATCCATCAACAACAGAAACGCAAGTAAATAACTTGGTTTGGAATCCGTACAACCTTTCAGCTTCAAACGGTATTTGGGGAATTTTGTCAAGGACTGGTTCATTGGGTTACTATGGTACAATAACTATAAATGTCTACTCTGGTAGCGGTTGCTAAAATATGGAAACAGCATTAATACTTTACACGCAAGCGGAGCAGGTACCCGTACTTGTTGACCTTTACGAGAATGAGAATATCTCTTTGAATTATTCATTTAATGACATCAAAGACCTCACTCCACGAGGTAACTATTCGAGGACTTTCCGCATTCCATTCACTGAGACCAATGCGAGTGTGTTTGGATTCGTCCAAGAGAATACAATTCAATTCAGTAACTTCAATCCCAAGCGTAAAATCAACGCATCAATCACAGTTGATACCATTCCAATCATTGAAGGCTATGTGCAATTTAAAGCAGCATACACAACAAATGGTGAGGTATCAGATTTGGAAATTGTATTCTTTGGCAACGTGGTAGATTTCTTTAAAACTATTGGAGATGCTGATTTCAAAAACTACATAGCAGATGAGTTGACAACTGACTATCCATTGACTATAACATTTAGCACAATTGATGACATTGAATCAAATGAATTTATTCAATTTGGATTAACAGATAGGGGTAACAATTGGACTGGCAATAGCATTGCTCCTAACGCAAGGTCTATCTATTTCAATCCTTTTGAAGATTCTTCGAGTGCAATTCAAAGAATGGCTAAAGTAAATGACCTCACGCCTTTTGTATCTGCACGCTATATTTTTGATAAGATTTTTTCTTTAAGTGGTTTTCAATTCAATGAAGACAATAGCGAAACACTTGTTGATGAATTGGCAAAAATGTGGATACCATTCACAAGCGAAAGGAATTCAATCGCAATGGCTGGAGGTTCTAACGAAGAATCAGTGTTTAAAGTTGAAGGTGGAATCAATGGTGTTGGGTTTGATAGCAGTGATTTTACTACGGTTACGTTAGCGGATGGCAATACTATTTTAAGCTACACAATTCCTGCAATGACCGTTGTAAGTGATCCAGGCAATAACGTGACTGGTAGTAATATTTACACTGCTCCATTTAATGGCAATTATACAATTCAATCGGTTTTAAGTATTGGTGAAATTACAACACCTCCACCGAATATTTTTTATCTTGGATTATTAAGAACCAATCCAAATGGTGATAAATTCATAACACCTTCAGCTGATTATAATAGATTTCAAATAGGACTTGGCGGTTTTGGATTTAACATTTTGAGTTCGTTTATAACATTAGGAGAAACTCCAACAACTGAAGTTTTTCTTGAAACGGGAACAACCATTGAAGCAGTAATATGGGTGAATTCTACTGATGCTCCTTTTATTGATATACCAGCAGGTACGGTAGAGTTTAGAGATGTATCTACATATACAACTGAGCCATATAATCAAAACTCAAATATAACTTGTGTTTCTGCGGTAAACGCATTGAATAATCAAATTGATTGGGTTGCCAATGCGCCTGTAATGAAATGTAGTGAGTTTATCTCATCACTTTTTAAGATGTTTAATTTGGTTGTTATTCCAGATGATATCAATCCAAAGTTGTTGAGTTTTAAACCCATTCAAGAATATCTATCTCAAGGCTCAACAAAGGACTGGTCAAATAAATTGGACATCAGTAAAGACATCACATTGACATCTACTGCTGACTATCAAGCAATCAAAAACATTTGGACATACAAAAGATCAACTGAC